TACAATGCCAATAACAGCGGATACAAACTGAATCCACTTAAAGAAAGTGGGGTTATCTGTTGCAATACGCTTAAATAATTCAATTACTACTGGTGGTACTTTCATATTAGTGTGATTTAAAGATGTCTACAAATTTGTCAAAGATATACCCACAGACTCCCGCCAATGTTACGAGGATACCGCCCGACCATTTCAAACGGCTAATAAACCGTTCGTGTTTGGTGCTACATTCTTCTAACTTGCCTACACGCCCAACTATGCCCCCGTCTTGCGTAATAGGGTTGCCTACTAAAGCGTTGTGCATTGTGTCCAATCTCTTTATGACTTCCTCGTATTGGTGCTGTTCCATTTCTTACAACCTTGTTAATTTTAATAATGCTTCTAATTTTGCCTCTAAATCGGTTATCCTTTTTTCCAATGCGTCTGCATTTTTCTTTTGCTCTTGAATAACAGATAATAATGGTATAATCAATTTAGAGTAATGCACCCCTCTTAACTTCTTATTGCCTGAACTATCCACATCATAGAATACCATCTCTTTGTTTACTGGTTCTACTTCTTCAGCTACTAAACCATACTCTAATTCTTTATAAGATGAATCGGTGTAGTTTCCTTTCTTATCCTTTACACGATAATTAAATGTTACGGGGTTTAACTTGTGTAGCCAATCTGTATTTGATATAGGGTTAATGTTTTTCTTTGATGCCCTGAAAGATGATACATAACCAAGTAACCCCGTATTGTCTACAAAGACATCCCTATTCGTTGCTCCAACTGTTGCGTTATACACTCCCAATGCAACTAAATTAGTTGTACCCGTTGGTACGCTCAACACAGTTGAACCAGCTCCATTAGCTAATAAGAAATCTCTTGTTGCGCCCGTCTTTGGAACTATAACCGTTCCGTCATCAGCCGTATTATAAACACCCGAAACACCCGCAGCAAACGAGCCATCACCCCAAATAATCTTTCCACTATTTCTTATACCTACTGATATAACGGAATCGGTTACTGTTCTTGTTACCGAAATAACAGACACGCTTGTAATTTGGTTATCCCTCATTTTTAAGTTACCCGTAAAACTTGCACCCGCACCAACTATGCTATCAGTAGCCCTTACGCTTCCGTTGAAATAGTTATCTGTCACCGAACTATTCCCTATCGTTACGGTGTTTGAGCCGTTGCCGATGGCGGCGTAGCCAATCACAGTAGTATTATCATCTGTATTTGTTATACCTTGCGTTCCAGAACCTAGAAATACGCTATTTTGAGGTGTTTGTAATGTAAAAAATGAATTGTAAAACCTACCCGCATCTTTGCCGATCATAACATTACTAGAAGCAACCCCTAAACTAGCACCCGCACCCGCACCGATTGAAACGTTATCAGCTGCAGAGGAATTACCAGCACTTGACCCGCTCCCTATTGCTATCGTTCTAGTCCCGTTTGATGTAGCTTCAACCCCTAATACTATTGAACGTGATCCACTAGCAGATGCACTACTTCCTATTAATATTGATTGAGAGCCGCTACCTAACCCAAATGTATTGGTGTTTATAACTGCGTTAGCTCCCGTATTTAACGCCCCCGCAATACCCACCCCACCACCAACAACTAAAGCCCCATTGGTAGACGAAGTTGATACGGTTGTATTACTTACTGTTGTTATTCCGCTAAACGTTTTATTTCCCCCTACCGTCTGCGTTCCAAATGTTCTAACGACTTGACTTAATAGTGATGTTGTATCGCTGTATGGGATATACCCGCCACTTACCGCAAACGCCAACGCCCTCGCCGTACCCTTGTACTTTGCCATTAAAGAACTATCCGCTCTCCAATAGATAGCGTTACTATCCGCAGCGTTAAAGTAAGCATCTAACTTAGTGCCTACATACAATCCATTGACAAATCGGGTCTTGGCCGAAGTAGGAGAGCTCTGTCCGTAAGCGATACTAATTAACCCTACTAATATTATAACTATTCTTTTCATATTATTGACACATTATTATAAATTCTTCTCCATCCACCGTTGGTGTTGCTAATGTTAAAACCCCCGTTGATATATCCCACGTACCACCGTTACCCGTTAACGTACCGATTGGTTGGATGGTTATGCCACCCCTTGACCCATATAGCAAGTCCAATCCAATTGCACCGCTAAAGGTTAACGATGTTTGACCTTCGGTTGCTGTAAGTTGGAATACTTGTACTATTGATCCGCCCGTAATAATAATGCCCCCTGGGGTTACGGTTGTTCCCGCTAAGGATGGCACTCCAGTACCTTGCAATTGGATGGAATAGGTTGAAAGGTTATCATCTGCCCCCACCGTTGTATGGGATATTAAATAACAAGTTCCCGTAAATATTGACAAACCATTAACACCGCCGTTATCTATGATAAACTTAACTGTTAATAGTTCCCTATTTATGATAGCACCTAACTGTGAAAGGTAGTTGTATTCGGTGTTTAGGATAACAAATCCACTCCCTGAAATAGACCAACTATTCATGTCGGGTTTAAACTCCCTGAAGTTGGCAGAACTTTGGTTAGTAATTTCCTTTAACTCTAAATTATTTGTTAAAGTGCATTCAGTTGCACAAGCGAATGGAATGGATTCGTAAGTCGTTCCATCGTATTTATATAGTACTACATTACGCCCATTTATTAATTCTGCCATGTTACAAATTTACGTTATTTTAAAGACTACCTAACAAGTGGCAACCTCTGTAATAACCCCACTTGCGTTAATGCGATATGAGCGTGTTGTGTTGAAGTATGGAATAAAAAACTTATACCATAAAGTACCACCACTAAAAGGAAGTGTTAAATTTATATCGTTGTAAATAACATCATCCACAACTGGCAAGAATTGAGTAGAATATTTAGTCAATGTATAAGTAGCAAACAGACAAGCAGCCGCCGAACTCAATGCAGCGTTGTTGTGCATAGACAAGGCTATCCCCGCCCCAACACCGTTATCAAATACGGTTACTATATTAGCTTCTTGGTAGGTGTTATCAATCTGTAAGTATGTACCGTAACATTCATTCCGTTTAGTGTCAAAGGTGCTATTACCAATCAAGTACTTATTCCCTTGTACGCTAATCTGCGATGGGTCGCTGTCTGTGAATGTAAGTACATCGGATGCGTAGAATGTACCCTCTATGGCTGCATCTATGTTAATGATATTCTGCCTTAACATATTGATGTAGTTTTGAAACATCAACTCCGCAAGGCTAAAGTAGTTATCAACCCCAACACGTTCAAACATATACCAACCGTAAAGTTGACCGCCCGTACTATCGGTAATTGCACCATAAAATGCGGGTGTCTGTGCATCGCCCAATAGGTCTGTAGTGTCCGTATTGTACCCATGCGGGAACGCAATCTCTTTTCGGTACGTATCGGTAGCGTTTATTTCAGCCGTCATTAATACGCTCTTAAACTCGCTTGAATAGGTTACTTGGAAATCGCCTATAATAATAGCGGATTGAGTATTAACGCCGCTACCTTGAATGAATACGCCAAAGGATAAAGTACCGTTAATTGGTGCGCCTGGAATTTCCTCAAGGTTAACCAAGCTGTTGTTTGTCTTATCGTTTACCTTGTAATAATCCGTTACGCCAATAGTAAACAATGCCCATTCGTTTGCATCGGTAAGGTAGTATGTTGAACCACCACCCGCTATTAGTAGCTTAACAATACAGTTAGGCAATAACTCCCCGCCGCCGTCTAAATTAGCTGTTGTATTGTATATTCTAAATTGAACCTTTGGCGAATCACCAACACTTATAGGCATCGGTGTACTACTATCAATCTGCGCTAATGCCCCCGTTGTAACATCACCCAAAGCAAGTATGAACGCATTAATCTGCTTATCTTGGTTTTCTCTTATCGCTACATATCCCGTACCCGATACTGTTTCCACCCATTGATCTGCATCGTTACCAGTAAATAGTTTCAGGTCTGCGTTGTAAAGCAAGTTAGACGGAAACTCAATCTTCTTGTAGCTTACGAAGTTATTATACCCCTTCTTGTATATTTTTAGTTGGCTGTTGTTAACGAATATCGCATCCGTTGGTATGTTTATATCGCCCGTATCGCTGCCATCGTTTAAGTACCCCGTTGTAAGGCTGTAGCGTGTCCAATAGCGTGTAGCTTCGTTCTGTTGGTTAATCTGTACAATATTCCATTCTCCATTCGCCATGAATATACGGCAACCCCATGAAAGCAACACATCACGCAATACGCCTAAGCAATTGAACTTGTTTCTACTTACCCCGCTTTCGTCTGTTTCAACTTGCACGAAGTTATTAGCCGCCATATACGCCTGATTCCAGGGTTCGCTGTTTGAGTTATCGGTACGGTTGAACATTGTAGCCGAGTAAACGCTTATGCTGCTTTTAAGGTTCGGCTGTGTTGGGTATTCTAACGGTGTAAGGCAATCGTAAAGTACTTGTAGTATCTGTAATCGGTAATCCGTTATGGCTGTTGAATAGTCTATGTTCTGCAACATACCTAAGCCGCAAATAGCGTTAAATTGAAGCTCTTTAAACCCCGTACTGAATAGGTATTGTACATTATCGGATAAAGCCCAACCTTGCCACTTTAAAACGCTATCTACATACATTTTAACCCAATACTTCCTATCATCCATTGTAGTAAAGTCGGGCATGTTAGCAACATCATCTGTAACGTTAATGCCTACGTTTAACTGACTTGCATAGATAGGTTCAAACGGATCATCCGAACTTGGGATATATTGAAGCTGTATCGTTGTAGCGTCGTAGGTAATTACACTACCAACGTAGGCATCTTCTAACAAGTCCACTACAATAGTAGAACCCGCTTGTGTTGCTTGTTGTATCTTGTATTTGATTGCGTAAGCCATATAGGGCAAAGATACAAATAAAAAAGCCCCGTTAAGGGGCTGTAAGGAGCTATTTATTTGACTTAAAGTAGCTGTTTTTCTTTGCAAAATATTTTGCGTATGTAACTGGGTCTTCAACTTTTAATCCACTATCTAATTTATTCCACTCTGAATCTTCTGCTTTTGCATTTGCAATAGCCCTAATTAACTCCAATCGGTAATGTATCGGTAATGGGTCAAGCATACTTGGCGTTATTATTGTTACTGCTTTAACGTATTTCCCAGTCTTAAGGTTAATCAATGCTTTTTTATTTTTACCCATTATTATTGTGTCTATTTATCAATAATTCTCTATGCGGTATAAAGTATATATTATCTTCAGGTAACCTTTTATCTATAAAGACATCGCAATATTTATATTCTCTGCCTAATTGTAATTTATCTTTAGTTATAGGGTTAACAACGAATACATACCTTTCGTGGTACACATCAAACTTTTGAAGCATTATCTTATCTAACATTGATTTAGTTTCCTCTTTCATCTTCTACAGTTGACATGTTCTCAATAAAAAAACCCATACAGACATTACTAGAACCCATTGTTAAAAGCATTAGGAATATTGCGGATGCCCACTCATACCATTCAAAAGAATGGCCTTCCCAACGCCATGAAACTATCATAATAATTGGTAGGATAACTATAAAGCAGCAATAAATCAAATAGGTAATAAACAGCGTACCTAGTAACGCCTCTGTTAGCTTGTTTTTCATGTTTTATTATTTTGTTTCCGTAAAACTACAAAACAATTTCAAACTACCAAAATTAATTTCCTCGTCTAAGGTCTAAGTTAACCCCCGCCCTTTGTAATGCTAATACAAGGTCTTGCCCTCTAAGTATTACTTGCGAAGAACCGCCGCTTTGGTTTGAGCCTTGACTCTGCAATGCACCCATATTCATCATATTGCTTGTAAGGTTCTTAAATTGCTTAGGGTTTAATACCGCTTCTGTTCCATGTAACATTACGGGATAACCAGACTTAGGGCCTGAAGCGATACCGCCGTCTGAAAAGCCCATAAGGCTTTTAAGTATATCAAGGAAGCCGCCACCACCGCCACCACCGCCACCACCGCCGCTTATTGGCATGCCGTTAAACATTGCAGCCATTCCTGAACCGCCGCTTATTGTAGTTGCTTCACTTGCACCACCACTTAATGCCGCCATGATAGCTTTAAGCATTAATGCCCTTATAACCATTTGGGTTAAATCAATAATCAACTTCTTAAATACATTCCCCAACGCCTCTCCAATATCCTGACCTTGTAGCATTGCATTGCCTAATGATGTGAAAGCCGACATTGCTACGTTAGTCATAGCCGCCGCCGCTTCTTCATTCATTGTGGTAAGGCGTAAAGCGTTGGCGTAATCCATTTGCACCTTAGTAGCTGCTTGAACCGCCATAGTACGGTCAATCATAGCTTGTGATGGCCCTACTGCGCCAAATGATGTATCGGATTGTTGAGCCGTTCCAACCGTCTGACCTTGGCCTAATGATTGAAAAGATGCCCTTGCTTTAGCTATGTCTGCGGTATAATCTCTAACGGCTTTAGCTGCTTTGGTAACTTTTTCGGTTTGTGCTTTAGTTACTGCACCGCCTAAGATAGTAGAATCGTTATTTAATAACTGTTCTTCTTTTAGCTTTTTAAGTGTACCAGTATAACTGCCAATTATTTTATTACCAAAATCAAACGCATCACTAGCTTCATCTAATGCTCTGCTTTGTAATTCTGTTTGTGCAATATTGAACGCCGTTGGACTTGCTAATTTTAGCAATGGTACTGCATAGTCCTTTATTGCTTTAGACAAGAAACCTAAACGGTCTGCACGTTGTTTATCTGTTTCAAGGGCAAATTTGGCTTGTTTGGCTTCTTCTTGTGCTATCAATGCACTATAAGCCTCAACCCTTGCTTTACGCATTATTGCGGCTGAAAGCGTATCAGTAACCTTAGCAAGTGCGGCGGTATCTTTTATGTCTACCTTTTGCAATGCCTCGTAACCTGGATATGCTTTCTTTAATTCATCTAATGCTCTTGTGCGTACATCAACCGACTTAGAATTATCATTGATAATACTAGTAAGTATTTGCATTTGCCCTACTTCCGCTTTAGCTGCACCTAGATTGTCAGATAGTGTTTTAGATAGTGCTTCTTGTGCTTCGTTTAGCTTCTTTGTTTCGCCACTTGCGGCCATCATTTTATCCCCAAACGCCAACAACAACGCACTACCAACCGACAAAGCCAATCCTAACCCCGCTGGGCCAATGAGCGAACCCGCTAACGCTTTTAATGCGCCACCAGTTGATCCGCTTTCAGCCTTTAATCTTTGGAAACTTTCAAGTAATGGGTTAAGGTTGTTTTGTATACCTATAAACCCGAATGGTGCATCTTGTGCAACCCTTCCTAAGTTAGTTAATGCGTTGGCTGCTTGGTTGCTGCCTTTGGTTACGTTGTTGGATGCGGTCTTAGAAAGCGCATCCATTTCATTTTTTAACCCTCTTATTTCGTCTTGTAGTCTAATAACCCCTTTAACATCGGTGGTTTTCTTTAATTGCTTTTGTAGGCTAACAAGCCTATCATCCATTAGCTTTAATTCGGCAAGGGCTTGTTTTTGTTCAGCCGTTATATCAATCCGTAGGGTTTCAGTTGCCATTGCCGCTATATAATTTTATTGCTCTTAATACATCTTGTTCACTTATTGGTTTTCCTCTATCTTGCTTAGGGTCGTTTGGTAACGATAGTATCTGTTCGGGTCGTTTCTTTACCTTATCCCCCGTATTCATTACATAAACCATGTGCATTATCGCCCTTGTTCTATGCCACTCTTTTAACTCCCTTGCTTCATCCGCTTTAACATGGATTGTAAACTCCCGCCATGTCATCTGCCAAAACTCATCTATCGTTATTCCAATCTCAACCGCTTTGATAAGCAAGTCATCCCACGTTTCATTTACGCCGCTTCGCTTTTTTTTTCTTCGGGCTGTTCGCTAATGTTTACCAGGTGCGAATCCGCTATCCATTGAAAGAACGCTTTTACTTGTCCGTTAGGGTTAACAATCCCGCCATCTTCATCTATCCATTCGCATACCTCAAACTCGGTAAACTTAGCCGTTCCTTTGGTTGCCATTTCAGCCGCCGCTTGTAGTATAATAACCACATCTTCAAGCGCAATGTTGCCGTTACCAATCAAATCAAAGTATTGCCCTATGGTGAATTTTATTTCAACGTATGGCTTATTTAATTTCTGACAAAGTTTTTGATCTTGTTCATTTAGAACAATCTCTTTAATCTCACAAAATCTTTTCATAGACCAAGTACCCCATTTAAGGGGTACGGTCTTATCTTTCAGCTTAAATTCAAACATTAGTATGTTATTGTCTGTGTAAATGGAGGTGCAGCGCATTTGAATGTAACAGTAAATGTTACTAATTCATCATCGGGTGCAGACAGTTCAAGGTTAGTGATAAATGCAGTACCCGTATAAACAGCTTCGCCGCTTGTAGGTGTTGCCTTACCAAACTTAATACCAACGATAGTACGGTTTACTAAAGCTGTGTACAATTCAGGAAACCCTTTGCTTGTAGGGCTTCCAGTATCGGGGTCAACTAAGAACCCTTCGCCGTCTATGGAAGCATCAAACTTAACCCCTGGAACGAACTCATTACCGCATTTAGCAGAACCATCCAATTCAGTAACGCTGTTGGTAATGGTATTACTCGTTAAACATACAACAGTTGTGTATGATGTACCACCTGCAAGGTCAATGGCAATTAGAATATCCCTACCGTTTACTTTTGACATAATTTAAAGATTTGTACAAAGTTAAGCAATTTGAGTAACTACATTTCGGAAGCGAATGAGTGTACGAAACACATTATCCGCATCGTTTAAACCGCTTAGGTTGTTGATACTTTGTACGCTAGTGGTAACGACTTGGAATGAACTTGTAGGAACTAAATTTGCGTTACTGTTAATTATATCTAAGATTTGATCCGCTGCTTCTTCTGTGTCCTTAAACCCATAACCGTAACCCTTTAAGACTATATCAATCAGCACAAAACATTCGCTTGTAAAGCTGCATTTTGCGTTTAGTTGGCTGCTTGAACGTTCGCCTATCATAATATATGAACTATCAGCGTTAGGGGCTGCCATACCATCGTAAACGGGTAAGGTTGTACCGTTAACGGCTATCTGTCCGTTAAGGGCTGTATAATAAGCGGGAATGAGATATTTAAAAGGATTCTTCATTGTACAAAGGTACATAAATGAAAAAAGCCCCGATTAAGGGGCTATAAGGTTAATTGTTTAAAATTATACCATATTCAGCAAACGCTTCAATTATTTCATCTAAACTTTTTTTACCAAGCCCCCTAACTCTTCGTAAACGTGAAATCCTTACCTTTTGCCAATCAGATAAAGGAATTTCTTCAAAATACCTATCATCATTTATTTCCCATAAAAAATATCTTTTTAAACAGCCTCCTGCCCTATAATTAAGAGCTAAATCTGTCATTTTCTTATTATCAACAATACAACCTAATAAATTTTCTTCTTGCTTTTTATCTGTAATAAACAACACAACAGAACAACAATCGGGCATTATCAAATGGCTTATTTGGTAAACAGATGCAATACAAAGAAACTCATTATTGAACATAAATTCAACACAATCACCTTTAAGTGGTATTGAGTAAAGTTCAGTCTTAATGGTGCATTTACCTAGTAGCCCATCATAATTTAATTGAATAGGTATCATATTTTATTGTTTTGTTTAGGCTAAGGTAATACCCTATACAATACAACCCAAATATTATTTTGCAAGTAGTTGCTCTATCCGTTTCTTCAACTCCCTAAACTCTTTAAAAGCGGGTGCGTAGAAGAACGGTTGAGGTCTTATTCCGTTCTTTATAATCTTTACTGCCATTGGGTAAGCGGCTGATTCGGGTATGCCTTTCTTTTTACACCATTCTTTCATGCTTTCCACAAACTGCTTAAACGTGCCACCACTACCGCCTTTAAACTTAGCCGCTTCACTTTCTAGCCCACTCGGTATACTAACCTTTGTTCCCGTTCCAAACTCCTGAAACGGTGCATATTCAGACCCCGCACCACTTGAAGCTATGGTATAATCTAAAGCAGTATTGCGTGTAAACCTTAACGAAGATTTAAGCGTACCAAAGTCAACTGGAACTAAGGCTTGTTGTGCGGCGTTTATATCTGATACCGTTGCAGCCATCTGTGCATCAATACCTTTAGTTAAAGCACTTTCTTTGTCCTTTATAGCCTTTTGTAGCCCCTTTAATCCCTTTAAGTCTAAACTTATCATAACGCATCACTATAAGCCGTTATTTGCCAATATTCATACCGTTGGTCTATATCGTGTACGCTGTGAATCAAATATGTTTTACCATTGAATACAATACGCCAATCTTGCGCTAAAGGTATTTCTTGTACACGAATAATGAACTGAATTGGTTGGGTAAACTTAACCGCCGCTTGTTCCAATTCCCTGCTTCCTCTATTCGGGTTTGCCTGACACCATACGGTGTAATCATTGCCCCACGAAGTAGTACGCCCACCCCTACCATCGCTTGTGTACGTTGGTTGTTGTAGCGTTAAGCGGTCTTTAAGGTTTCCCGCATTAATATTATTTTGTCTGTGGTATTTCTTCATACTATCTTTTCCATTTTTGACAAATCGCTATAACCCCAGGGGCATAGGCATTGCTGGGTTGGTCGCCACGATTCTCCCACCAAAAGCATACTTGCATCATTATCGCTATCTGTAATTCTTCAGGACACTCCCCATCCGCATAACCCGCTGTATAGGTCGCTTTGGTGTATATTACGGGTTGGGGAATGTACAAGAAGTCTAAACCTCTTGTTGTAATCTCTTGCGCTACGCCTTCGGTATCTACAAAGGTCGGTGTACCCGTTACTGGGCCAAACGGTAACTCCATATTACCTTGTGGGTTGGTAAGTATGGCAACGATATTGCGTGGGATAAGTGAAAGCCCCGTATATTGTTCAATCTTGGTACGTGCTGCTCGTATCCACAACGCAAATAAGGTATCTTGTTCGGTTGATGTATTTTCAGCCCGACAATAGGCTTTAGCTTGTGCAACGGTAATAGGGCCGTTTATGTAGCCTACTTCGGTGTTGGTATAATCTAGTACAATGTTGTATGCCATTATTTATGTTTATGCTTATCTACAAATTTCTTTATCCATTGTGCGAACCGTTCCAACTTGGTAGGGTCGGAAAGTTCCTTTGCTCGTTTCCTAGCACGATCGGATGCTTCGCTGTATTCTTTCTTACCTTGTAATTTCTCTATCTCCATTATCCACGATTCTATGTCGTTACGTTGTACAAAGATACCGTTAATTCCTAAGTTCTCTTTTAACCCAAATGTAGGGGCTGCAATGACTGGAATACCACTACACATTGCTTCGGTTGCAACCATGCCCCAACTCTCGTAATCGGATGGCATTAACAGTATTTTAGTTAGCTTGTAGACCTCACGAATATCCGTTGTGTTTTCCATTACCGTTACATTCGGCAAAGCCCCTAAGCCGTATCTTACGGCGTAATTATCCATGTTTATTACTGGCTGCGTATCATCGGTGCTAATGTACTGCGTACCGTAACTACCTAGAACTTGCAGGAACTTTTGGTTAGGCATTCGCTTCGCTATCTCATGAAATATCTTACCGCCTTTATTTTCATTGCAGTTTATGAGCGTAATGTATTCCCCCGTTGATCCGTTGTAGTAATCGTAATCAATCGGTGGTGTAAGTACAAAGCCATCGTTTTGCCATCCTTTCATATCCTTTGCAGTTTGCGAATTGTAAACTACACCGATTTGTACGTTCTCTTGTACGGTTGGATATGCGAATGTGTTGTGCATTATCCAAATTAATGGCTTATTCCCTCGTAATATTAACGCTTCCTTAACTACATCAAGCTGACAGATAACTAATTCGGCTGTCCTTAGTAAACTGCTGCATCGTGGAATAACTTTAACGCCCTCAAATTCGTATTCTGTTGGTGCGTTCTTACAAACTACAATACATTCGTGTTCACTCTGTAAATAGGTTACAATGGTATGCAACATAGCCGTATCGCCTTTGTTATGTGTCGGCTTGTAGTGAGGGCAGTAGAATACTATTTGCATGGGGTGTATTCAAGTTCTTCGCCAGTAAGGGTAAAGTGTAAGTTTTGTAATTGATGCAACGAATCTACCCACTCGCAATTAATATTGTCAATCATAACGCTATTATTTTTAAATATGAACTTGATGTCATCAATTCTAAAATAATCATAATGCGATTGATGAAATTCATCGTTAATTCTGACTTTTTCAATACTTATGCCACACTTCTCTAATATTTCTTTTGTCAATGGTATTGGCTCAAACCATTGCCATTCGTAGATTAACGGATTATCTGCGTTCCAAAGGTTTAACCCTTTCTCGCTAATGTTCTTTACTTGTAAATCTTCTTCATTGCACCAAACGCCATCATTACGTTTTGACTTCCTAATCCAATTACCAATGCGTAGTTCTTTGTAGTTTATCATATTTTAATGTTTTACGCAAAGTAATAACTTTATTCCATATAAACAAAAACCCCTCAACCTACAAGGTCAAGGGGAAAACAAAAAAACATGATCGCTATGAGAATTACGAAGATACAACTTTATGCATCAACATCCCTAATTAATATTCCGCTAAACCTACACGAAGCAAAAGTATCGGCTACATCGGTTGTGGCTTCAAAGAATAATAAACTCTTTTCAGCTACTATAAACGGCTGTGATGGTGTTATTTGTAAGTTATTCACAGAAGAAGTATCAATTAATTCATTTAATACTAAATACTTTGCATTAGCCACATCGCTAAAAACCCAACCCTTAAACCTTACCTTTGGTGTTGAACCGCCGCCCGTCTTTTCGGCTGAAAGTAATAAAAAGTCGGCTAAGAATGTATGGTTATTAGCAACAAAATAAAATGATTGTTGAGTTGTTCCTTCGCCCGTTGGCATTATAGCTTGTAATGTTGAACCGCCGCCCGTAGCGGTAGCACTAATATTCCCTACATTGGCTTCATTAGTTCCCGCTAAATAAATTGCCATTCTATTGACACCTAACCACGTTCCCGCTGTAATTACGGGAGTAGTACCGTTTAACGTAACTACTTCTATTTGAGTATCCCAATTACCATCTACACCGTAAATGATAACAGAGTTTGCACCCGTTCCCCCAGCATCATCATCTAAAGATGTTGATACTACCGATAGCGTAGCGGCAGCAGTCATTTTACTAAACGTTCCCCCCGCACTCCAAATGGTTTCTGTGCCTACATCAATATCTGTATTATACCCGAATTTATTCCAAGTAGTATTGCCTTGTCTACGGCTTAACGCTACTTCGTAATGGTAATCAGTAGGTCTTACCGCTACTGCATCGTAATCTTGTGCCATAACGGAATCAATAGGGATATTCAAATCGCCTTGATTGCCTTTCATTACTTGCAGCCTTAAATACGTTTGGTTGGATGCGCTTGTATTGGTAAACGTAACCCGCATATACTTACGAGTAGTTGTAAACCTATGCGGCACGTTTATTTGATTAGTACGGTAGTATCTTGTAAGGGTACTATCTACGTTTGTGCCATCGGTTGAGAATTGAATGGTGTACGTACCGTTTTGATCCGTTGCAACCGCAATTACAATAGATGCAAATTCCGTAATATCTTCCCATGTTCCAGTATAGACCGCACCCGCATTTAAAGGTGTTGCTGTGCTATTATCTGCATCAACTACGCCCGTTCCCGCATCAGTTACGGGTAGCCTATTATCTTCGCTAATTTCATTAAAACCTTTAGGGTTCGCCATTGTATTAAATTTATACAAAGGTACGAAAACAAAACAGCCCCCAATTTCTTAGAGGCCGCCTAAACTAATGGGACAGTATTAGATATTAACCACTATTAGAGCAACTGTCAATAAGAAAAATACTAAGGCTACGATTTCAATGGGTTGTGTTTGAGTTTTCATGATGTTTTGTTTTGTTATGTAAATATACATAGTTTAATTCCAAACCACCAAATTAAATTTTCCTTAAAAACAAAACAGCCCCCAATTAAGGAGGCTGTCTATGATCATTCAAACTAAATACTATAGAGTACCCAATGAAGCAGAAGCAGCTAACATTAAGTTGATTTCAGTTTGGCACTCAATACGTGCAGTAACTTGGTTTTTCTCAAAGTTAGTGCCATTTTCGTAGCTTAACTCAATCGCCAAGCCTTTAACTTGTACACGCTCAATGAAGTCGTTATCAATTAACAACGCTTGACCGCTTGTAGCCCAAGAAGCAGCAACTACTGGAACACCCATGATAGTGATGCCTTGACCTGGTAACTGTACCAATCCCGCACCCGCATAGTATCCGTTAGTGTAAGTAGACTTAACCAAGTTACCCATATCAGCGTGAGAAACGATGATAGAAGAAACGTCGTAGTTAAGGTCTTGCTGTGCGGTAATGAAGTCAATTAACTTCTTAACGTTATCGGTTTCTGCAGAAGTATCAGGAGTAGCAGAACCAGTTACAGAAGAATAGAACAATGCGTTCTCTTTCTTGTAGTAATCTCTCATCAACATTCTTGGTAAAGTACCTTGTAACCAAGGCAATGATGTTGCCATTTGCTTGGTAAAGTTTACAAAACCCGCAATGTATTGCTGAACTACTTTGGTTTCGCTTAATGCGTAAGTGTTTTCGCCTTTGGTTGAACCTTCAGACTGAACAGCAATGTTGTTGCCAGTTGCGGTTTCCTTGTAGAATACATACAAACCAGTTTCGGTGTTCAAGGTAGGAACTAAATCACGAAAGTTCACTTTCTGTGAAGGTAAGATAGCTTGACGAGGGCCGTAAGAAGCTACTGGATCACCGCTAAGGTTATTGGTCAATCCCATTGCTTTTGCTTCAGCATCTGTAAAAATGCTTTTAACTTCAGGCAAATGTAATTTGATTCTCTTACCAGAACGTAGGTCTTCAATTAATTCGTTATCTACACCTTCAGCACCAAACTTGTAGTTCTTAAGAACCTCGTTAATTCCTTGATTCAAAGACTTAGCTTCGCTTACTTCTGATTTCTTACCCTTAGTTACGAACTCATCGTACTGCGCTTGTAACGCTTGTTTAGCTTCTGCTATTTCAGTTGCAGAACCTTGTTTGATTGTTTCCGCTAATTCAGCCATCTTAGCTTCCATTGCAGCGGTTGTTTCTTTGCTCTTGGCTTCTGCTTTGTTTACAGCATCAGCAACAATAGTGGATAGTTGTTTAATTTCAACTTCCAACTCTTTATTTACTTCACTCATTTTAGTAAGTTTTTAAGGTTAGTGTTTGTATTTCTAAACAGCTCTACAAGTGCATCGTTCTTTACTTGCGGCTCTACTGCTATAATAGCGGGTGGAGTGCTTAATTCAAGTATTTTAGCTTGTATCTGTTTAATTTCAATTTCCATAAGTCCGAATGTTTCATCGGTAAATGTTCCATTCTTGAAAGCGGCTGATAGTTTCTCCAATCGCTTAACAAGTGTTTCGGGTGTTTCTTTGAACTCTCCCTTTATACCCAATGTTGGTGTTTCAGGGTTAGCACCCCAAACAACGCAAGAATATTCATACAACTTTAATTCTTTGATTACTCTAACTTCATCCTTCATTGTACTTAGGATAGTAGAAAACCCGATTGAATGTTCGTTAATTACTCCCGCTTCGTATAGTTTTATAACATCCTCACCAGCTTTAGTTTCAACTATTGGGGTAATTGCTATAAGCATATCACCCTCAACATATAACTCTTTAGGCTTTCCGATTGTATGTTCAAGGTCTGCCTTGTGGTCTATTAATGCTAATATCTGTTTACTTCCTTGTGGGCCACGCTCACGAATAGTCTTACTTACGGCTTCAGGAACAATAATATCATTATCTAAATCAACATTATTAAATCTAGCAACAACGGCTTTAACGGTTCTTTTTTCGCCGTCAATATCCATCACATTGTCGTTATATCCCTTAGTAATGTATTTGCTCATTGTATTACAAAATTAATCATTTAAAAATTGTCGTTTTCAATGCTGCTAATTAGTTCGCTTATCAGCATATTGCTAATACTAAACGATGCAGCTAACGTGGCTATTCGTAGGAACTGATTACCCGCTTGTGGTGCAACCCTACTCATCGGTATCGGTTGCCCTAGTGCATCACGCAAGGGAACAAATGCAACGGTGCAACGGCAATTGCAAACATTACCCGCTGAAGCGGTCGGGTCTCCTGGGTATTGCATTAAATCAATCGTCTTAGTGGATGGAACTACAAACCCCTCATTATATCCAACTTCACGCCCGTTCATGTGTAAGTGGTCGTATTGGTCACGTGGAATGCGGCGGGTTCTGTTATCGTTGGCACTTATCCATTTCTTATTGACCGCTATATCTAATTCAGCCGCCGAAAGCATCGCTCCCGCATTGGCCGCTTTCATTGTTTCGGTTCTAACAATCAATTCAGCCCTTGCTCGTGTTATATCTGTTTTCTTTAACGCTTGTACGGTTTTCTTTATACCCCAACCCTCTGCGTTGGCTTGTTGTAGTACTTGCTCAATCTGTTTGCGTGTTGTATTAGTTATCGGTGTAACGGCTTGACTAAGCAAATTCTGTCTGTAATACTCGTTAACCATCCATTGTAGCTTCTCTGTTGGACTGTCAAACCCCTTGCGTAATGTACGGCGTATTTGTTGGCGAACATAAACAGCGTTTTGCACCCCCGCATCTTCATATATCTTGCGTAGTGCTTTGATTAACGGTAATTTAGGCAAATCGGTTACTGTTATGCCGTTGGCATAATTATCGGCAAAGTAGTTTATTTGGTCACGAATGGCACGATAAACCGCCTCACGATACTTATCTTGTACGGCAGTAATTAGTTTAAGAAATCGCTTCTGTTGGTTGGTCATAGTCATTCAGTCCGTTAGGAATATTAATCGGTGCGGGTGTAATTACTTCGTCTAAGGTTGTTGAGCCACTACCGATAATGATAGAGTCTAATTGCTCGGTACTGTACCCTTCTGTTGATTCTCCTAGTATCTCTAGTTTTCTGCCCGTCTTTATCGGTGCATCTTTCAACCAACGTACCTGCATTTCCTTATCTTCTTGCAGTTCTTGGAACACTGTAATATCAAAATCAATAACCGTCTTTTGGTTGCCCCAATCTTTCATAAACTTACGGTTGAATTGATCCCGTATTGAAGCCAACATAGGAAGTGCACAACGAACGGTTAATGCTTTCTCACCCTCTTTAGTATTACTGAATGTTTTATTATCAGGGTCGTTTAGTAGCTGCGATGGTACTCCGTACACATTACACAAAGCACGTAAGTCCATGTTTTCGGCGTTCAATAAGTCTAAGTCAACGGGGCTAAGTCCTAACGGAACATAGTCAACTTTGTAACCGCTTGTTTCCACTTGGTTTACGTTCAATGAGCCTTGATTACGGGCTAATGTTTTCTTAATGTCAACCGCTTCTTGTACTGACATGTTCGGGTCATACCTATCATCCGCAACAAATAATATACCTTTAGGGCCACCGTTTTGGTAGTTACTTACTGCCGCTTGTTTGCCCTCATTTGACCTTGTTAATACCTTTGCCGCCGCTTGTAATGGGGAAAGGCCATACAGCTGATTACCAACTATATTCCAGTTGGGATTAAAGTATTTATCGTGTAATATTTCTTGGTTATTAAACTGTTGAATAAACTGCAAGTATAATTGATACCCCGTTGGTAGTATCGGGAATACATTCAGGTCGGCAATGATACTCATGTACTGCGATGGCATTACCCATAACTCCAAAGGTTGCCCTTTATTCGCCCCCATCGGTATCTGCTTACCATAAACATAAGCATTGCCCGTAATAAGTTTAAACGCTGCGTATGCTTCAACAATATCACCCCAACTATCAACGGGGTTAGGGTATTTCAATAGTTCGGTAATTCTGCCGCCCGTCTTTACGGGTTCTAATGCCTTTAGGTGCATTTCTGCCAACTTCTTGCCGCTTATCGTTACATCCTTTGATTTTATTGCTGATTGTAAACGCTTGTATTCTGTTTCGTCTACAATCTTGTATTCTCCCCACGGTGCTTGTTTTACCTTGTCTGTAATTAATCGGATAATAGAGTAAACAATATCATTGCCCGAATATCCTTGCTTTACTTGTTCTTCGGCGTTACCACCTTGCCATGTAACTGTTCCCTTGTTGAAAACTGTACCTTGTGTATTGACTGGTATCATTTGCGCTGTACCGCTAGGTCGGGTTGCTGTATTGGTTGGTAAAGGAACTTTTTCAATTCGCTTTATATCTAATCCAAATAACTTCATTATGGGGAAATTTAAGACAAAGTTAAGCAATTATATTAGCCTACTCCCCAATTGAGGAATGTTGGTTTTATCGGCGTGTAATGCGGATACGCTAATTCACCGTAAGGTTCTACTTCTATGCCATGTACCGATAGTAAAGCACTAAGGTAGCTTTGATCGTGGCGGTCTGTTTTGAAGTCATTGCGGCTGCTTCCGTTAGTTGAATGGTGGAATGAATTATTCCGGCTGCCCTCAATCCATTGCCTTACGATTGTTTCGGTCTTAGGGTTAGTAAAGTCAAACATAATGCAACACGCCATGATTTGCTTAGCTTCCATATCTTGCAATCCAGTTTTCTTTACGGCATAATCACTTATCCAATGTTTAAGCGGATGCCCCTCGTTATCCCATGCCAATATCCCATTTTGGGAACATTTCTCCCATAATGGATTTGGGTTCTTCATTATCCGCATGGTACTATCGCACCACAATACACGCTGGTAACCTTTCTCAAACGCTTCCCAAACGGCAAAGGGTTTGAATTGGTAGGGCATATCCTTATGTTGCCATGATACGCCAAACTCCTCTGTTACTGGCCATCCCTTAGCAATGGGTACACCTAAGTACTCGTCCACATACCCATCCACAGACCGGATAAGGTAATCTCCGTACCAATTGCGGCCATTAGTTACCGATACCGCCGAACGAATAAGGTTAAGCTGTGCTTGGTTGTAGTTTTCCCTACCTTGAGATGCTACGGATACTAATACTTCTTTCATCGTGCCATTATTACGTTTTCCATACATTCGTAAATCTTCTTAGTTAACCCCGCCTTACCGCAATAGTCTATGATTGCGTTTCTTACATCCCTTACGCTGTTATGCTCAATACATACCATTTGCGTATGTTTCAGGTCTATCTGCCTTAACACATCCAAATCTAACCCCTCACAATCAATCGTAATGAAATCGTAAGTATCTATAATTTCGGCGTATGTAACCGCTTTAACTTTAATCTTCTTAAACTCTGTTGTTGCTGCCCATTTAGGTAGTTCGGAAACAACTGCCGTACTAAGTAGCGAAGTATCGCCCTTACCTAAGTGGCTTTCCATATCGTAAAACTCTATTCTGCCTTTCTCGTTCGCAATAGCTACATTCAAACATTCAACTAAATCATTATCCTTGTACAAGCTGTTTAGCTTCTTAAACGCTGTGGGGCTTGGTTCAACCAATAACCCCGACCAATCTTTGTATTCAATCAATGCTCGGCTATTGGATAGTGTTTGTCCGTCATTTGCACCAATATCCAACAAATGCCCTGGAGCATGGTTGGCGAAGTAGTTTAGGATATACGTTTGTTCATCGTTTTGGCTGTACTTGGTCATGCTTTAACAGTTTGGTATAGGTAGAAATATAAAGGCTTGTTAATATGCACCTCGGTTGTAAGTAGCTTACGTTTGTGTATCTCCGTTGCCCATGCGTAATCTTCGCCCATTGTTACGTTAGGAAATGGCACTTGTAAGGCTATGCTTCGCTTTATCGGTGTTATATGGTTAGGGTATCTCAAGTAAACCTCATTACCATTCTCCCATACGGCTGTATATGGGTAGTTAATGGATAGTCTAAACTCTTTGCGGTTCGCGCCGTCTGTTTCCATCCATCCTCTGAAAGTAATACAGTCGGGTTTTGACTTAGCGGCGTTTAATATATTTGTAATGTATGTATCTGCAACCATATCGTCATCGTCTAAGAACACGATATATTCCCCTTGCGCTTGTTTCATTAAGTCGTTGCGCTTCCTTCCCGTTGTTACCCTACCATCATCGGAGTAAGTTAGTATTTCAACCTCACTTGTCCGTTGCGGTGAAAGGTGCGCTAGTAGACGCTTTAGCAGTCCTGACCGTTTAGGCATTGTGGGAATAAGAATACTTAAAATAATCATGCGTTACGAATATACAGAACTCAAAGGAAATCCCAAACTTTTTCTTTTGCGGTATGTGCGTTCATCCTGCCTATAAAACTTTTGCGTATGTTCTAACTGCGCATCGGGCTTCTCTCCAGTCCATGCGGGGTGTTCGTGTTCAAATATATGTTGGTTTAAATACTTATAACAACCTAATTGCTTTGCTACATCCATAGCCTCGTTATCGCACCAAAGCGAAGCATAGTCAGGGTGATATATATAGTTAAATCTAAGATAGTAAAGCCAACCGACTATTGACATAGTAGGAAGTAACTCATTCGCATAACCATCGGGTAAATGTAGAAACGTATCATTACCGCAATGCTTTGCTATAACCTTATCAAACCCATTAACGGTAAATATTTGATCATCGGAAAGGTTCACAAGTATATTCCAACCGATTGTAGGTACATCACGATTAATGGCGTCTATTTTATTCTTGCTTGTACCAACGTGGATGCTTACACGCTTATCCCATTGCATTTGCTTAAAGTAATCGCTATTGAGCGTAACATGGTCATCAGTATCAACTGATAGTATCATAACCCAATTTAATACGGCGTTATCAACAACCGACTTATACGCCTTGTACATTTTAGCGGGTCTGCTTCTGCTTGTTAGCTTGTAAAGTATTACCATGTTTCTCTCGGTTTAAATACGAATTTAGGCGCATCATGATGATTAAATATAGCATACCTCATTGCATCCATTCCGTCATCGTTTGCTTTGACTGGCTCTTCAATGATATTATCCTCTTTATCTTTCTTCCACTTGTATGACTGTATCTCACGAATAAGATTAGTGCTATTGTGTGTCAAAGATAGCGGAAAGGACTTAACTTTCACAATACCCGCCCAAACATCCTTTGAAGCAGCTTTAACACCCCTAAAGCCGCTGCGGTAAATTTCCTCTATAGACTTAGGTTCGGCGGCATCTGCCCAAATGGTAGCATTGCCGATATTTAGCGTCTGCATCTTGCGCACTAATTCAGTTAGTGTTAGATTGGATTGGTATATCAGTTCCTCAATATAGTGGCTGCCCTCGTAATACTCAACCCTTACTAATGCGGCGGGGTGGTTATAACCAAAGTCTAAGCCGTAAAACTGTTCGCCCTTGTTCGGTAACTGTGCAATAGTATTCCATTTCGTGTATATAAGCTCCTTTGCCGCCCCTCTTTGCCCTAGTCCGTATACTTTCCACATAAAATCATCAGGTAGGTCTTTAAACGCCTCTATTGCGTTTATTTGACTATCCGTTAGGTTTGTGCGGTTGTTTAGGTAGGTAGAGTGTATTCGCTTGTTCTTCGGGCTATCAGCAACCGTATAAACCCAACTAACGAAGTCGGCGGGATTCCAGTCAAGGAATATCTGACCGGTTGTACGCATTGCCAACTGGTCAAACAATGCTTTGGTAAGTAAGTTAGCTTCGTTTATGAAAAGTATATCCCTACCTGGTCCACGTGCTTTACCTTCATCTTCAAGGCCAAATAGTTCAATGTATGAACCGTTACGGAATGTGTAAATGAAATCGGAGTAGCTGAAGTTGTTATCATCCCATAATTCCAGTTCGGTCATGATAACCTTGAAATCACGATAGATACCCCGCTTAACATGGGGTAACGAATGAGATACGCAGCTTATACGTTTGTTAGGTTCGTTAACGGCTATCTGTACCAATAGCTGCATAACGGAGTAAGACTTACTTGAACGTGATCCACCCTCATTGCAGATTATCGGCCAACCTTCGTTGTATGCGTTAAAGTTAGCATCGTAAACGGGTGTAACCTTAAGACTCTTTGATTGGCTCATTGCCTCCATCTATCACATAGTTTATCTGTATCGGCACTAATGCCCCAGAATGTTCAATCTTTTGATTTGCTTTACCGTAAGCCCTATCCAATAGCAATTCGGCAGCCCTAACATCACCTTTGGTTGCTTTGGCCCGTAATGCCATTAATATAGCTTTAGCTGCACTTATTCCGTCTTTATCTTCGGCTAATACTTCGGCAAGTAATTGCTTTAGTTCGGGTATATCCCTTGACCTCCCTTTCGGGTTGCCACTTTGCCCCTTCACAAAAGGCTTTGCCCCTGGCGGTGTAACTCCTTTCTTAAATGGCATGTCCGTTCTTTTTAATTACTATACTCGGGTCTAACTTTCTCATACGGTCAATGATTACTTGGCAGTATTTGGGGTCTAATTCCATGCCGTAACAATTACGGTTTAATTGGTGGGCTGCTACCATTGTAGTACCTGAACCCAAAAAAGGGTCGTGTACATCCCCATCATGATTTGCTATTGCTTTAGCCATACATTCAACTGGCTTTTGCGTTGAGTGGCCCGTTTCGCTTTTTGATGGCTTTGATATTTCCCAAACTGTTGTTTGTTTTCTATCACTTGCCCAATTGCCCTTACTGCCTTTTTTAACGGCATACCAACAAGGCTCATGCTTCCAATGGTAATCTGCTCTACTAATTGCAAAGTTTGATTTAACCCATATTATTTGGCTTCTTATTATAAAGCCGCAATCTTCTAAACTTTTTTGAACCGTTCCACTCATAACCCCCGCATGGTAAACGTAACTAACCTTTGAAGGGGATAACGCCCATGCTTCAGTCCAATCGGCTTTATCATCATTTTGAACTTTCCCGATAGCGGATGCCCCAATCTTTGTGCCGTCAGCCCTTTCCGCTTCATTTCTCCAATTGGCATCATAAACAACCCCATAAGGCGGGTCGGTAACCATTAAATAAGGTTCTTTTCCGTTTAGTAACTTAGATACTGCGTCTGCTTCGGTAGAACTTCCACAAAGCAATCTATGCTGCCCTATTTCAAACAAATCTCCTAATACTATATCCGTTTCAATAGTGTCGGGTATTTCATAATCATCCTCCTCTGCTTCTGGTTCTACTTTAAACGCTGCGGGTATATCCAACCCCCAATCTTCTAACTTCTGCACATCCCAATCGGATTGCAATTCATCCCAATTCCACTCCCCAAAACCAACGTTGTCCTTAATCAAAAACTGCGCCTTTTGCTCCTCTGTCCAATCGTCTGCTATTATTACTGGTAATTCCTTTAACCCTATTTCTTTTGCCGCTTTAAGCCTCATGTTGCCGCCCAATACAACAAGTTTACCATCTGTATCGGTAAAGCAAACTAAAGGCCTTTTTTCAAGCATTTCAGGAAAGTCCTTTAACGATTGAACCAACTTAGCAAACTTCTCGTCCTTTATTACCCTTGGGTTTTTTGGGTTGCTTTTTATTTCTGCAATGTTTCTGTTCATATTGTCAAAGTTAGTACTATTCGGTTAAATAATAAAATTACCCATAATTACCTATAATTACCATCTATGTACGTCTGAAACTCAATACCAGTAAGGATAGTTACCATAATTACCTATTTTGGCTTAGTAGGTATTTATATACATATTAGTATATAGAGATTTAAAATTTTATATTATAGTAAAGTTGGTAACTATGGTAACTATTCAATGGTAGTAAGGCTTTGCGGTGTACATTTGTGGTAACTATTGGTAACTTTGCACATAAAAAAAGGTGCTTAATGCACCTTCTTATAAATTCCTTGTTCTTTTTTAACAAATAGATTCTTAAAATCTTTTCGCCGTAAAGCCGTTCTAAACCGCTTATCTGGTAGGTTTATCTTTTTACATACTTGTTCTGCTTCTGCATAAGTAAATTCATCTGGAAGCGCTGTAAATAAATTATCTAACTCCAAAGGCAATCCCGTTTCAACTGTTTTATGTAATGAGCGAAGTATCCTAACGGTTGATTGTGCGTGATATCGGTACAATCTATATCCTAATTCAACAATAGATTCATCTATGTACGGTGTTTTAGGGTTGTTGATAATAGCGATAAGCTGAGTTAATCTAGGAAGATAAGCGCTCATTTTAGCCTCTGCACCAATAATGTATTGATCAATTCTGCCGTCAATTCGGGTGTTGGCTTCACTAAGCCCTAACTGGTAGTATTTAGTATAAAGTACCTTAGCTTCGTCTGTTATTACTATGTTGATTGTCTGTTGATTATCGCCGTTACTTGAAGTTTTATTTACATCGTAAAGGGTTAATACAAGGTTTGACCATTCAGCGCACATTCGGCGTGATTGTGCGAATGGGTTAGATTGGGTATTTAAGTGAATGTAATCCGATTCAACCATAAGGAAACGAGAAGCAAACCCGCTTTCAATCTTATCCATAGTGAATATATTTGTTAGTCGGCTTGGCTGCGTTCCCATTAATAGGTTAATATTCAGGTTCTGCACCACTCTTTCCTTTTCCCTATCGGCTCGTATTTGAGTGTACCGTCCGCCGCTAAAGGCTTGTGTAAAGAATGAGATAGAATCATTGTTTGACTTATGCGCCCCCGCATTTAGGATAGTTTCTGCTTCATCATGATATACTCCCATACCGTTGGGTTGATCCTGGCAAAGGGCAATATACCCTTCTGTTGTACCATCCACCGCAAAGGGGTGAAAGCGCCTCGGTCTTGCTTTGGTGAATTGTTTCTTTTCGCCTAATGCAGCCATCTTTTCGGCGTTCCATTCTTCTAGTTTACGTTTGAATTCTTGGTCCTCTCTTTCTAATGTATCACTCAAAGGTTGCTCGCACATTGCTTTAAATGCGGGTGTTTTACCTACTGATACTGGTGCAATCATCATACAGAATAGAATGTTTTTAGTATTAAATTCCGATTGATAAGCGTTACCGGCAAGGCTTGAACAAGTCCAAAGTCCCGCCGTTGCAAGGAATATAGGGTTAAGGGATAACTCCCTACTTACATCAAATATTGATTCACGTATCTTTTCGGGGAATATCTCAAATGGGTATTCTAATGTGTCAACTGTTTGCACTTTGTCCCTATCTTCTAGTTGCTTTGAATTAGCTTTACGGATGCGGTATGCAGAATTAACCGCCTTTATCCCCTCGCTTACAAAGTCAGCGCTCCAAACATTATTTGTTAAATATTGTATACACGTTTCTTTTTTAACACCGTATTCACAAAAATGGGATGCAATGCTGAATGTATGCTTATTCCTTTGACCGTCTACAAATTCAGTAGCACGCTTAAAGTTTGCAATAATTTTAACAATCTTTGCCTCATCGCCTATTGCATTAACAACCTCATTGTTATAATCTGCTTTAGCATTAAGGTCGGCTTCGCTAAACATTAGGGTAAATTCTTCAGCGCTTTCGTTTATGTATGGGTTGGCATCGTAAGAAGCAAAGCAGAAACGGCAAACATCGGCATCAAGGTCTAAGTATTCACTAGTGTAATAAACCGCAAATGTTCTAAGCCTAAGTGTATGCTCTTTACTGCTGCATTTAGGAATACGAATAAGCGCTTTAATTCCGTTACCAGATGGTGAGCGCCACGCTGCTAACGTAAAAGGTAGCTTACAAATAGCGGTAAACTCTTGGGTAAACTTTTCCGTTGGTATTTTATCCAAATCAATAACAGCCATTCCAGAATGTTCACTAAATCCCCTATCGGAACGAGTGCCAAATATACCCGCAAAGCAATAACCTGGGAGGTTCTTTTTTAAATAGTCCTTACGTTCCTTAACTGTTTCGTTTCGTATCTCATCAAAGATTGGGTTATGTGTTGTAAGTTCACTAACGAAATGATGAAACTCTATTATTTCAGGTTCGTTTGTTTTGAATAATGATTGATAGCGGGTGAATTTCATAATAACAAGAGTGCCCTCGGTTCGGGGTGCAGTGGAAGATACAACCCCAAACTTTGGGCAATTTTTTTATAATACAGCTTCCACACTGTTATTTGCTAATATACTATTTTCTACTCAAAAACTCATCTAAATATTCAAAGAATTGTTCGGGTGTTGATATAAAGAAATACTCCCCACCCGCCGCACGTTCTTTGGCTTGTTCTTTCAGTTGGTGTTCGGAAGGACGGTCTTTGCCTACCTTAATTTCTAACATCAGACTTCTGCCACCTTGAACTGTTGCTGAAATATCAGCCGTTCCTCGCCTTGTCGTTCCATAGATATACCTACCACCAACAACCCTTCCCGTTGTGTTGATTCGTGTTGCTCTCCATCCCATCCAGTTGATGTAATTCTCTACAAATCTTGTAAGTCCATTTGCCGTATTAACCTTCGGCATAATCGGAAGCGAATAATGTCCATCTTTAACGACTGACGGTGTTCGTTCTGTTGTGTGTTTAAGGTGTGCAGCATTGTATCTGTCTTTGGCTTCTTTACTTATCATATATCCTCCGTTTTTAACTCCAAATAATAAATTTTTTCTGGGTTGCGCTTTGCAGCGTTCTCTAGTTCCTTGTACATATCCCTTCGTAGCTTGGTTTGATCCATTTTAGTAAGATACTTACGCCCTATCTTATCGCACCGTACCCGCCGTTGGATAACGCCGTTCTCGTAAAGGTCTATGTATTTGAGGTGTTGCATAGGTCGGTATCTTTAACGATTTGTAATGCTTTGTCGTACTTCGCCCGATAATACTCGCACGTTTGATATAGCGCCTTGTGCTGCTTGTAATTGTGTATTACCGTTTGATGTGATTTCTTTAACATCATCTTGTATAATCTTTCGCAAGATATATCTGTATTTTCTCTCATTATAGCAATCAATGCGTGTGAAGCGTTTCCATGTTCTTGTGAACGCCTTTGCCCCTCCGCTATCGGTTCAGCGTTAAACGCTTGCCTTACCGCATCCGCAGCAACGGTAAACAACGGGTCGTAGGTGTTGTATCCGAGGTGGATGGCTTTGGATAGTTCTATGAACATAGCACGTACATAAATATATTCTTCTTCTATTGTCCGCATCTTACCAGGTTTTCAAGGTTCTCAATAACACTTCCCTCAACATTAAGATACTGATGTTTCTTGCAAGGGTTGTCCGTATTGATATACGGTCTTTGCGGCATCGCTGTTGCAGCTTGAAAGTCGGCTTCGGTTATTTCTACACCTTTGTATAATCGGTAGCCTTGACCATTACGGCGTATGTATGTCGTATAAGTGCGTATGTGTTGCCTTTTTGTGAATTCTATGTAATTCATATTAAAACTTATGTTTAGTGGGTAATTTGTTTTCTCTGATGCGGAAGATGGCGATGGTTGTAAAACCAAAAGCAATAGTTAATTTTAAATCATTTTGCAAAAAATCAATAGACTTTAAATCATTGTCTTCTGTTTCATGACTTGCACAATAAACCTCAATAAAATGAGTTGCGGGTAATTGGTTGTTAGGTGCTATTCGGTTCATTTGTTTGTTGTTTTAAACACCCCTACAAATGTAAGGGTGTTGGGGTTAGGTTAAAAGGGGAGATCGTCCGCTGGGTCAACACTAGCAGCCGCTTGTGTTATTGTGATACCACGTTCTACTGGCTTAATGTTGCCAAAGTAAACCTTAGGTACTTTTGCTAATCGCTCTTCCTTTGACTGCGATACATTGATAGAACCAATATTTCCGTACTGGTCTTTTTCATCATTAACCCAAAGGTTAAAATTTAAATACGATTTACCATTTTTTTCAGACTTGGTAATCTTGTCTTTTGGGATGTCTGATAAACAGATACTTCCATTGTATAGTGTACTCATGTTAATGGCGGGTATAGGGAGCCGCTGCCTTTAGATATTATTCACTACCTCACGCATAATGAGGTGGAAATTCGGTTTCGGTGTTCTTATTACTTCACCCGCATCGTATGCGCTTGTATCAATATTAGGTATTGAGATTTCTTTAAGTGCGCTAAGTAACACACGCCTTACATCTTCACGCAATGGTTCGCCAAAGATTCTTCGGGTGTGCCATATCTCACGCTCCAAAGCTACACGATATTCGTGCGCCTGGTTGTGGTAAAGGTCGGTAAGACTAATAGTATTCTGCATTGGATATTGATTTTTGATATTCAGCTTCTCTTTCATTATGCTGTTGCCTTTCTTCAGGTGTCATATCATCCAACCATGCGTTAAGGTACTTTCTAGCATCTTTGCCCTCTCTACGTTTAACCCATGTAGGGATAATGCCGTTGCCACTAATAGGATAGTTTTCGGCTTCGTGCTTCTGGATGTCATGGTCGTTACTTGGTAGTTTCATTGGTAGCGGTTTTAACAACTTTAAATGATTCTCCCTTTACTTTACAAGCTTCTACTACTTCGGGGATAGCACGAATGTGAGCGGGTAGTTTATTCCATACGGCTGTTACATCGGTGATTGATTTGCATACGTTAAAATCACGCAATGCTTTGTTCTTTTCTTCATCCAGGTTCGCAATAGGCTTAACCGCTGCATTTGCATCGTCATCCTCCGCACCTAAGCAAACAATAGACTGCAAAGCGTATCTACGAGCATATGATAACCCACTGCCATGTTTTTGTGCATCGGTAACTTTATCAACTACTATTTGTGTAAGGCTACTAATGTATTCGCCGCTTTCATGCAATAGGATTGTTTCTACATAGTTAATGCCATCTACTACGCAAGTAGGTTGAATAACTGTTATACCATGTGCGTTAAGTACTGGCAATGCAGCTTCACGAATAGAGTTTAGATCCGCATACTTTGATTTAAAGAAAGGGTTAGATGCGCCTTTCTTAGCGTTTGACATTTCAGCTTGGCTTTTAACCAAAGCGGCTGAAATTTTAGCGATTGATTCGGAACGGTTCATGTTGTTTTTGTTTTAGAATGTAATATTACAATAGTGTTTCGATATTGCAAAATTTATTTTAGTATTTATTTTATAAGTACTTTTTAACCAATTTGGCCGCATCTGTTTTAAACCTTTCGTGGTTAGCTAATGGGATGAAAAAGGTAATAGGTTTACGCTTTTCGTCTAATGGTAACTTTTTACGCCCTCTAGTTTCGGGTTGTGGTTTTGGTGGTTTCATAATTTTATAATTTATGCGAATATAGTACTTTTGGTTAAACTAAAAAACTTTTTAAATAATTAGTAAAATAATTTGGAAATATCAAAACAGTATGTATATTTGCCTAAACAAAGCAAACAAACATGAAAGCATTAACTACAACAATCGTATTTAACCTTGATTCAAAATTAAACGAAACCGCTTCTATTGAAATGGATTGCAATGGCTTATGGGGCTTTACTACAAATAGAGGTTACAATAGCTGGGAAGGTGTTACGTATAAAAGTTTTGATGCAGTTTATACTCAACTTAAGAAATACGAAAAGCAATCTTTGCAAAACATTAAATACAATTAAACATGAAAAGGTATATATACCCTTGCGTTTATAGAAGGCAACAGATTTTTAAATCTGCTTGGTCTAAGTCGGAAAAAGAAGCAGCAAAAAAATTAGGTATTTCTTTATATCAAGTTAAAATGTATTGCAGAGAATCTACTGACGGAGATTATTTTGATGGCGTTTACGGTCATTTTGATAGCGGCTTACTTTGGGAAAAAGAAATAAATTTATTCATGAAACTTATGCCTATTAATCAATTGCTTTTACTAGTAGACAAGTATACACGATGATTACACCTACCCTCCCCCTAACAACCAGCCTCGCTATCAAAAGTAGTGGGGCATTTTAGGCAAAACTATTAACATGAAACACCAACAAATCACAAACCTCTTAGAACTGCACAAATCAGCAGTCTACACGCTTAACCAAATCAACGCAATCAAAGCAGACATTGCCCACACGCAAGACCGATTAGTACTTAACAGTAAAGACCCTTTGCAAACTACACGCACTAGGGCATACCACGAAGATCAGTTAAACGACTTGTTAGCTCAACAGCGTAAGCTTCAGGATATGCACGTTGAGAAGTATGCACACATAGCGCAGCAATTAGCAGAACCGTTTGTGCCAAAGGAATCTTATTTAGTAACTACTTATGAAATGGTAGAAGTATGTCAGTAACCGAACAAGCCATATGGCTATTGCTTGAGAAAGCGAAGCCTAGAAAAGTGATACCGCCTAAAGTATTTGTAAACGATAAACCTTAACCAATGATATACGTACTAATAATTATTTACCTCGTATGCCTCCGACTTGCATACCTATCTGTTAACCGAATGAATAAAAATGAAGAGTTATGAGTAAGAAAAGAATTTTAGCAGCCTTAATAACATTTTTAATTTGTTCAGCAATAGGTATTGTATCTTACTTTGTAGGTGCAATAGGTCTTTTATTGTTAATACTTTTATGCTGTATCGGTGGGGTAATCTACGCTGTTTATATGTTAATCCTATATTACTTAGACAAATAAACTACCCCAAAAAAATAACCCTTATAAACCTTAATTTATGAAATGGATTCCAGTAAAAGAAAGATTGCCTGAAGTTGTTAAAAATGTTATTGTTTGCAATACATGGAATGATATGGAGATAGCCTGGTTCAATGGAGTAGAATTTACTACCGAGTTTAGGGACGAAGATATTACTTTAAAGCATATCACCCATTGGATGCCATTACCCGAACCGCCTACCGAATGAACTACCCCTCCATCATAACCCTCCTAATCCTCTTTGCTATCCTTTGCCACTTGATTATTCGTGGTGAGGATAGTGGGGATGTTGACTAGCCGCCTACCCTAATCGGTAGGCTTTTTTTATTCTTCATCCTGATCAAACAGCTCATCATACATTTCCCCAACCATACTATCCAGTATAAGCAAACACTTACGCCTAATACGGTTTAACCGTTGCTTATCAGCAGCCGTCATAGCGTCTATGCTTTCGGTACTGTTAAGGGCATTACAAGCGCACGTGATGTATTCCTCACGAGTGGTAAACTCTAGGATTCCATCTTCTTCTGGTAGTTCTTCAGCTTCCATATATTAAGGCTCTAAGTTGTTGGTAAAGTATTGCTAGTTCCGCTTCCCGCTTCGCTATCTCCGCTTTCAGTTCTTCTTTGTTCATGTTCAATTAGTATATCTAAGTAATGACGGGCTTTAAGCAAGTCCCATATCCCAGCTTTGTTTTTATATCTGCAAATGTACTTTATGCAATTTGCCTCACAATAAGGTATGTTATTCGCCATTATAAACTCCAACGGCTGTATATTCATGTCTTTGTAGTGATTGCCGCCTATTTGCGTTTCTAGTGATTTCATATTATCACATTGATTCCTTTTAGCAAAATCTTCCATAATGTTATTTGTGCCTCTATATCCTGGTGCTATACTCATATTATTAAGTTTTCATAGTTCAATTATCAGTTTTAACCTTATAAGATGGTTACAAAGAGTAACCTACTTATCATTTTCCCGATGTCGGCAATATGATGCTGCACCAAGTGTAGTCGGTTTCAGTCCTACATCCCCAAACCTTATAGCTTTCCGACTTGCAGCCCATCGTAGTTGCCGTTGTGTACGTTCGGGTTCTCTTTTTGAATTAACTTGGGTTATAAAATCTTTCCTTTATAAACTCTCTTATTCCTAAACTCAAAATCTTCGCCGTCTAAGTCAACCATTGCGAACCCATGATTCCACTTATTTAATGGCATATAAGCGGGATGCAGTTCACTCATGCAACCCAATGACCATGTTGTAACCATCTTACCGCCTAACGTTGGTTCTGTGTGTTCGCTCGTTTGGTGGTTATGCCCCTGGAAACAAGATACCTTTGCTTTAAGGTTTAACCCTCTAGCGGGGTTAACTGGTGCAGAAATACCACCAATATATTCGTGGCCATGAATACCCCAAAGGCCGCCCATCTTCATAGGTCGTTTATCGGATATTATTTCAATACCCCTAGCCCTTGCTTTGATTATATTCTCAAAGGTAAACTCTTCAATACCTACTAATTCCCCCGCTTTCTCGTAAAGGAAATGCTCGTATCGTTCTTCATGGTTGCCAACTTTAAAATATATCTTACATTTCATCTCACGCTCAAAGATGTTAAACAGTTCTTTAAACGTGTCTAATTCCAAAGCAAAGTTTCTTTTCTTTGGGTCTTTGGTAAATCTTGAAAGCCTATGACAATCTATCGTATCACCGTTTAATAGCAAAGCATCTGGTTTCTCTTTCTTGCAATAGTCTAGTGCAGCCGTAATACAATCAATGGAATGGTAAGGAACGTGTATATCGCTAAAAATAGCTATTCTCTTGTGGCCTTTAATCTCGTAAGGGGTAAACTCTGTTTCATCCGATGCGGGTAGCTTGTAGGGGTTCTTAGGCCGTTCTGGTGCGGGGTGTGTTACTACCTTTGGCCCTTGTGCGCTTGTTACTTTGCCCTCAATCTTTCTTAAGCAAGTTCTAGCAGCATCCAAGCTAGTAAAGTATAGGTTATTCTCTTTGTACATTATACGAGCAAGTTTCAAGGTTGGCATACCCATACCATACTTATCTCGGTACTGTCTAGCTAAGTCAATCTTCTTTATCATGTATTTTGTTTATTGGTTATTTATGCTTCATTGTCGCTTATCTTTCCTACTACTGCGGCTGTAAACTTTTGCGGTCTATGGCTTATGTAGGTAGGGCGTAAACAATGCGTTAATCTGTTCTTATGAATATTAGTAAGGTTAACAGAATTGGATTGATTGCCACCAAGTACGTTGTAAAAGTTTTCGCTTTCACTTACATAAAACCCGATATGACCTCCGCCAGGCCTTTGGAATATTAGTACATCCCCAAACGCTGCATCTTTAGCGTCTATAATCTCCGCACCATTCATCCCTACATACTTTGCAGCCCTTAAATAATCGTAAGCATCTTTAGTGTTTAGATCAACTCTGCGCCCCGCTTCTTTCATAACGTGAGCAAAGAATAACCCGCACCACGCTAACTCGTCATTGGTGTATATTTTACCTAGTCCTAAATCTTTAGCCCATTGCAAAATCGTTGCACTATGTTTTGATCCGACTATTTCTTTAGTGCCAATTAAACTAAATGCGATTTGCATGTGTTTTGGCATTTGGTAACCCTTTAGAAAGTTTGGTATCATATTGAGTAATTTTACTTAGTACGTTGAGTAAATTTTAATACACCTACCTAATTTGCCCCTACGATAAAACTTCTTAAACGCTAGGTCATTCTTTAACCCGCAATAAAATTGCTTGTAGGATAGTATTTGCCGCATACGTTTCACTTATCATATTTAAACTCGTTAATAAATAACTTGTTAACCCTACCATTAACGCCCTTGTTGGCTGCCTTACGGAAAGCGTAAAAACATTTCCGCTTAGTCCTTAACTGCTTCATTCTGCTTATGGCTTCTTGTAGTGTCATATCGGTTGAATTGGGTATAAATGGGTATAATTACAGCTTTACTTTAAACCGTAAAAGTAAACCTATAACTATACCAAGCACCAAGATTATTCCCGCCATCCAAAAAAGCCTATTATTAGCCGTTTTAAGCCCCTTGTCTTTCTCTTTAATACTTCCCTTAGCTTCGTTCAATTCATTGGTGTATTTGCCCAAAGAATCAAGCAGACGAGCCATTGCACGATTATCGGGTGGTAACTGCTTAATGATAGTATCAACAGTTCGGATATTCCGAACGGTTCGGATGCGGATAGTATCGGTTGCAATGGAATCCTTTACTACTCGCACTGTGTCTGTATGCTCAATAACAATACTATCCCCCGCAATAAAAAATAGCTTCTCCGTTGTATCTCTCGGCGTAAGTGCATCGTAAACCGCCCCAACCTTTGCAATTGCATCGGGGTTAGATAATACACGATTGGTTGCCCACTTAATACCACAACCCGCCACTAGTACGGATAAACATACGGTAAAAGCCATTCGGCGATTCGGTAGAACATTACACATAGATTACGATTAAAATTAAGGTAGCGAAGAAGAATACACCCGCTAAGATTTCTGTTGTTGTCGGTTTCATGCTTTTGCAATTATTGATGTTAAATAACCAATGAACATACCAACTGATAGTAAAGCAATAGCAAGTAAAGCCATAACAATCCAGTTCTTATATTCTTGTTTCATAAACCGAATATAAGTAATTATTCAATATGTAACAAAAAAACCGCTTGTTAGGCGGCTTTCAGTTTATTTCGGTTGGTTGTTCGGCAACTGTGCCACAAATATAGCGATTAACGCCCCTACCTTTACCGCTTTAGTGTGTAGCACTTCAAGCCATGACGGCGAAGCTATATCTAAGAACGCTAACACATCAGGAACAAAGGCAATAATGCCAATAACAGCGGACACAAACTGCACCCATTTAAAGAAAGTGGGGTTATCTGTTGCAATACGCTTAAATAATTCAATTACTACTGGTGGTACTTTCATATTAGTGTGATTTAAA